GTTCTGAAGCGGTTCGACGTGCCGCTCCTGATGATCACGGCCGAGGTCGGCCGCGGCGTCTGCGAAAACTTCATCGGCTCCCTCAAGCGCGCCGGCTACGTGCGGGTGACCGCCCATAGGATGGTGCGGCACAAGGCCGGCCCCAGCGGCTTCGCCCGCAGCTTCTCCACCTACCAGCTCGTCCGCTCGACCGGCCCGAAGCCGCCGGTGATCTCCTGCCCCGCGAGCGGCGGCAAGTTCCTCTTCGACCGCAACACCGGCGAGCGCGTGGATCTGCGCCCGCGCCAGCCCCGGGAGGTCGCCAATGGCCGCTAATCCCACTCTCGTCGCCAACATCGACACCGCCCGCACCGCTTGGGGGGAGGACATGCCCCCCTACGTCCGATTGCTGGCGAGCGCCTGCGACGCCTCGAACCAGCGCAAGGTCGCCGACCGGCTCGGCCGCTCCGGCGGCTGGGTGAGCCGGGTGATCAACCGCAAGTACGGCGGAAGCTACGAGGAGGCGGAGACCATCGTCCTCGCTGCCTTCGGCAACGAGGGCGTGGTCTGCCCCGTCTTCGGCGCCATCCCGCTGGCCAGCTGCGTCCGCTCCCGCCGGCGCAAGGCGCCGCCCCAGAACCAGTCGCACCGGTGGCTCGCCGCCACCTGCCCCACCTGCCCCAACAACAGCGACCGGCCCGCGGCCGGGGAAGAGGAGTGACCATGGGCGTTGAGATCGATCCCGCCGCGGTGCGGCCCAGCTGGCAGACGCCGCTCATCGAGCGCACGCTTCGCCTCGACATCGCTGCAAGCCTGTTCAACCAGATCAGCGAGACCAGCTCCGCTGCAGAGGTCGATGCGGCGGCGCGCAATTACGAGACCGCCCACGCGGCCTACGTGAGGCAGCTCGAGCGCACCACCGGCCTGCCCGCCGAGGGCATCGCCGCGCGGCTCAATGGCTTTCCTGCGTCCTCGCCGACGCCTTCCAGCGTCGACGCCCTCACCGAGGGACGGTCCTTCTGGCGTCCGCCGCTGATGTTCGACCTCAACACGCGGGTGGTGACGATCTCCCCCGCCTGGGTGCTGCTCGCCTGCGCCCTGACGTTTGGCCTCACGGTCCTCGGCTCGGTTCTGATGGCGGCGCTGCCGTGAAGCCCGGCTTCTACATCGCGCTCCGGCGCCGCGCCGCCCGCCTCACCGTTGCGGAGGTCGAGGCGGAACTCGGCGCCGGCGGCGCCCGCCTCAGCGCGCCGCTCGCCCTCCTCGAGGCGGAGCGGGCGAAGCCGACCTATGCCGATGCGCGCCTGCTCGGCCGCGTCTTCCCGATCTCGGCTGCCGTCGTCTCGGAGCTGGGCTGCGGCACCGGCCCGCGGATCTGCCGCTCCTGCGGGTGCAGCCAGTTCGACCCCTGCGACGAGGGCAACGGCCGCGGCTGCGCCTGGGCCGAGCCGGACCTCTGCACCGCCTGCATCCCCGACACCGCCGCTCCCGCGGCCCGAGCCGCCTGAAAGGACGAACATGCCTCCCACCCGCCGCAAAGCCCCGCGCCAGCAGGCGCCCCAGACGATAGAGGAAGCGGTGGCGCTGCTCGCCACCTATGTCGACATCGTCACCGGCGTGGAGGAGCTGCGCGCCGACGCCGACGCCTCGATCGCCGCCATCCAGGCCGAGCGCGACCGCATGATCGCGCCGCTCGAGGAGCAGGCGAAGGCCCTCTTCCTCCAGCTCCGCGCCTGGTGGAGCGTCGCCGGCGAGGCCCTCACTGAGGGCAAGCGCAAGAGCCATGAACTGGCCGGCTGCATCCTCGGCGAGCGCACGACGCCGCCGAGCCTCAAGATGCCGGGGAAGGCGGAGGAGTCGGCCGTTGCGCTGGTGAACGCGGGCCTCGCCGAGCTTTGCCGTCACAAGGTCGAGGTCGACAAGCCCGCGGTCATCAAGGCCATTGCCGCCGGTGAAGCCGCGCAGGCCGCCAACGACGCAGAGCTGGGGCCGGAAGAATTCGAGGAGCTCGTGGAGGTGAAGATCCTCTTCGAGACGCTCGCCGAGCTGGGGTTCCGTGTCAGCCGGAAGGAGGAGTTCTTCATCGACCGCGCGGCGCCGAAGCCCGCGGCTGTCGAGAAAGTCGCGCTCCCGGAGGCGGCCGAGTGACCACCGCGGCCGACCTTCCCCGCTTCCGCTCGATCCTCGACTTCATCGGCCGCTTCCCGCTGCGGACGGAAGAGCAGGCGTCGGAGGTGATCGACGCCCTCTGCCGCAACGCGGGCGCGGCCTTCCGGAAGATCGGCGACGGCTACGAGCTGCGCCTTGCCGGCATCCTCGCCGTGGACGCCCAAAGGCTCCACCTCGTCCAGGGGTGGACGCGACATGCCGAGAGGAGACTCGCGGCCGCGGCACCGGGGCGCACCGCGCAACAGCAGGCGCCCGCCTGATGTCGTCGCCGGCCGACCTCATCGCCATCGAGAAGCGGGTGGAGCGCCTGGAGACGCTGGTTGCCGGCGGCACGACGGCGCAGCGGTTGCTCGCCGCGGAGCCTCCCGTCGCGGCGATCGTCGCCGACATCTCCTTCCACACCGGCATTCCCTCCCACGAGATCGTCTCGGAGCGGCGCTACCGCGCGGTGTTCCGGGCGCGGGCGGCGGCGATCTGGGTGGCCCTGCGGGTGACCGACTACAGCCTGGCGCGCCTCGGGCGATGCCTCGGCGGGCGGGACCACGGCTCGATGCTGAACGCCCGCGACCGCGCCGGGGAGCTTCGCGCCCGCGACCCGGCCTTCCGGCGTCTCACCGATCGCGCCCTGGCCGAGGCGAAGGCCCGGCACCCTCTCATCCTGGAAGACGTCCGATGACGCCCGAGAGCCTTCGCCTGCTCGACTTCATCCGCGCCCGCATCGATGCGGCCGGCCTCCCGCCGACCTATTCCGAGATGCTGGCGCACATGGGACTACGCGGCCGCGGCGTCGTTCACGCCATGGTGGACGGGCTGGTGAAGGACGGGCTCCTCGTCCGCCGCCCCGGGCGGCCCCGCGGCCTCCGCCTGCCGAACCTGCCGGATCTGGCGGGCGTCCCCACCTCCCGCCTCGAGGCGGAGCTGCGCCGCCGCAAGCGCCATCCGGCCTGGTCGCCCGAGTTCCGCGCCAGCATCGGACGTCCGCCGAACCTGCTTCACGAAGAGGGCCGGTCAAATGGCTAACGGCTTCGGCGCCATCGCCGCCCAGGCGCTGCGGACGACGGCCGGAAGGTCGGACAGCCGCTCGAAGATGATCTACGCCGTACGCGCCGCCTGCGGGCGCCTCGGGATCGACGACGACGATCGGCGCGCCATCCAGATCGAGGAAACCGGCAAGGCCTCTTTGGCCGACATGGACGTCTCCGACCTCGGCAAGCTGCTCGACCGGCTCAACAAGGGCTGGAAGGGGCCGATGGGCCACCGCGCCTATATCGGGAAAATCCGGGCGCTCTGGTGGACCCTCTACTGGCTCGGCGCCGTCGAGGACCCGAAGGACGCGCCGCTGGAGGCGTTCATCAAGCGGCAGACCGGCAAGTCCCGGCTGCCCTTCCTCGGCCACAAGGAGGCGTTCAGCGTCATCGAGGCGCTGAAGTCCTGGGCGGCGCGCGAGGGCGTGGAGTGGCCCGGCGAGCAGCAGCTCGCCGACCGGCGCCGCACCGACCCCCGCGTCGAGCTGCCCCAGCTCGATCGCCACGCAGTCCTGGACGCGATCGCCCAGAAGCTGAGGCGGCTCGGGGCCCTCGGCTTCGGCTATGCCTCCTATTGTGAAAAGGCGCTGAAACTCGCCTGCAACCACTTAACCTGGACCGACCGGGAGCTGGACGCCTGCATCCGCCTCCTCGGCAAGCGCCTCCGCCGCGAGCTTGGGAAGAGGGAGGCAGTCGATGGATGAGGTCGCCCTCAACACCCTCTATGCCGCTGACCTCAAGGAAAGCGTTGCCGATCGCATTCGGCGCCGGCGCACGGCGACGCTGTTCAGCGGCGATTATCGCGAGGCGGTGGGCGAGAGCGTGCGGCGTACCGTCGCCAATCTGCTGGCGCATGCGGTGTCCTACGATCACTGGATCATCGCCTTCTCCGGCGGGAAGGACAGCGCGACGGTCGCCACCCTCGTCGTGACGCTTCTGGAGCTGGGAGCGCTGCCCCGGCCGCGATCCGTCACCGTCATGTACGCCGACACGCGGATGGAGCTGCCCCCGCTCCAGGCGGCGGCACGGGAGCTGCTCGACCGGTTCCGGAGCCTCGGCGTGAACGTGATCGAGGTGTGCGCCCCGATGGACGAGCGCTTCTTCGTCTACATGTTCGGGCGCGGGGTGCCGCCGCCCTCCAACACCTTCCGCTGGTGCACCCCGCAGATCAAGGTCGAGCCGATGACGGCGGCGATCGTCGGCCATGTCGCCAGCCTCGGCGGCGGCCGTGCGCTGACGCTGACCGGTGTCCGGCGCGGCGAGAGCAAGGCGCGCGACGACCGGATCAACCTCTCCTGCTCGAGGAACGGGGCCGAATGCGGCCAGGGATGGCTCCAGACGGACCTCCCGGGCGCGGCTACCGACACCTTCGCGCCGATCGACCATTGGCCGCTGTGCAACGTCTGGGACTGGCTGAAATGCTTCGCCCTGTGGCGGGAGTTCGGCGCCTGGCCGACAGCGATGATCGCTGAAGGCTATGGTGATGAGGAGGACATGCGCACCGGCTGCGTCGGCTGCAACTTGATCTCCCACGACGGCGCCCTTGCGGCCGTGCTGAAGCTCGACGGGTGGAACCACCTGTCGCCGCTGCTCGGCCTCAAGCTGCTCTACGGCGAGCTGAAGCTGCCGCGGCACCGCAAGCGCCAGCCCGGCGGGCAAACCCGGAAGGACGGCAAGCTCCAGACGAACCAGCAGCGCATGGGCCCGCTGACGTTCGAGGCCCGCCTGATGGGGCTGGAGCGGGTGCTGGGGATCCAGCGGCAGGTGAACGAGATGGGGGACGCGCTCGGCCGACCGGGGATCGTCCTGATCGACACGGATGAGGAGGCGCGGATCAGGGAGCTGATCGCGCTCAAGACCTGGCCGAACGGCTGGACCGGCGAGGAGCCGAACGCCGACGTCTGGCTGGACGCGATGCACGAGGACGGCACCGTGCAGCCGATCCTCTTCCGGGACCTGGTGGGCTCATGAGCGAGATCGGCCACAACTTCCCGCCCGGCGACATCGCCGGCATCCCGGAGACGGTTCAGCCCGACAAGGCCTGGACGCCGCTGATGCTGGAGATGGCCGACCACATCGGCCCCTACGCCACGCTCCTCCTCGTGGCGCGCTTCGGCGGGCAGCGGATCTACATCCCGGCCGATCCGGACAAGGGCAAGGAATATGAGGGGCGGGGGACGATCCGGGCCCTGATCGGCGCCGACAAGGCGGCGATCCTCAGCCACGTCTACCGGCGCGAGTATCTCTCCATCCCCACTGCCGCCTACGCCCTGCGCCGGGCGCGCCGGCAGGGCCTGATTGCATCGGTCCGCGCCGGCGATATAACCGGCGCCGAGGCCGCTCGGCGGGTGAGGACCACTCGCCCCTACATGTCCCACCTCGTCAACCAGACGGACGAGGGGCAGGACCCCGGAGAGCTGCCGGGCCGGCGGACGGGCCGGATCCCCGGCCAGATGTACCTCTTCGACGACGACGACGACGCCTGACCCCGCGTCCGTCAACGGACGGGCGGCCGAACCCACCGGCGCAGCCATGAAGGTCCTGTTTCACTAGGCTTTCATGGGGTTGTGCGTCGTGGAGTGGCTCAAGGTTCTTCAGGTCGCCTGGCCGATCGCAGCGACGATCACGCCGCTCATTCTGCTGGCGGGATTTCTCTGGCTGCAGACGAAGTTCGCGCTCCGCAAGGAGGTCAAGGACCTTGAGAGTAAGGTCGATGACCACGCCGAGCGCCTGAAGATCGTCGAGCTTGAGTGCTCTCAGGCGCCATCGAGGCAAAACCTCCAGGTCGAGCTGTCCAATCTCGCGCAGCGCCTTCGCGGCGTCGAAGTCAGCTCTGAGGCTGTCAACCGCCAGCTGGGCACGACCAACACCTACCTCCACACGCTCGTTGAGCGGGGGCTCAGCAAGGCATGATCTTGGACGTTCTCCAGCCGCTGGTTCGCCGCGCGATCCTCGACCTGATGAACGATATCGGGGGCGAGCATAACGACGACGTTCTGAGCCAGCTCCTCGTCCAGCTCGGACACCGGGTGGCGCGCCGCGATGTCGCCGAACAGATCCGATGGCTTGCCGGCCAGGGCTTGGTGCGCACCGAGGAGCTGGGCCCTTACGTCGTTGCCCGCATCCTTCCGGATGGGCGCGACGCTGCCCAAGGCCGTCTGATCGTTGAGGGCGTCTCGAAATTCAAGACGGGCGACTGAGGTGCCCCAGCGCTCTTCCATCGACCGCCTCCCGCCCGCGGTCCGCGAGGAGGTTGACCGCGCGATCGCCGCCAACGCGACGATCGACGAGGTCATCGGCCTGCTGCTCGACCAGGTCGACCAGGGCAGCCTCAAGGCCGCGCCTTCGCGCTCCGCCGTGGGCCGCTACGCCCAGCAGTACCGCAAGCTCGCCGAGCGCCAGCGCGAGATCGCCTCCGTCGCCAAGGCCTTCGCCAGCGACTTCGGCTCCGAGGACGACATGCAGGGCCGCCTCGCCGTGCAGCTCGTCACCACCCTCATCACCCGCGTCGCCATGGCGGAGTCGGAGGGCGAGGAGCCGGAGCTGGACGTCAAGGACCTCCACTTCCTCGCCCGGGCGCTGAAGGACGCCCTCTCGGCCGCCAAGATCAACACGGACCGCGAGGCGAAAATCCGCGAGGAGGCGAAGAAGGAGGCCGAGGCCGAGGCGCGGAAGAAGCTCGACGGTGCTAGTCGGCGGGGCGAGCTGGACGCCGAGGCCCTCGCACGGGCGAAGCGCATCCTGGGCTTCGACTGATGAGCGTCGATGTCGGCGCGGACATGGTCCGCCTCCTCCATTTCTACCCCTACCAGCGCCGCTGGCTGGCCGACAAAAGCCGCTTCAAGGTCGGCATGTTCTCGCGCCAGACCGGCAAGACCTTCGGCTGCTGCGCCGAGCTGGTGGAGGAGTGCATCGACGCGGAGATCGCGGGGAAGCGGACCCGCTGGGTCATCCTCTCCCGCGGCGAGCGCCAGGCGAAGGAGGCGATGGACGAGAACGTCAAGCCGATGACCCGCGCCTTCTGGGAGCTTTACCGCGGGGTGCTCCGCGGCCCGGAGCCGGAGATCTACGAGAGGACCTACCGCTTCACCAAGGAAGACGGCACGGACGCCGATTACAAGGCTCTGGAGGTGACCTATCCCGGCGGCTCGCGGATCACCGCGATCCCCTCCACGCCTGACACCGCCCGCGGCTTCTCTGCCAACGTGCTCTTCGACGAGTTCGCCTTCCACGCCAACAGCAAGGCGATCTGGGGCGCGGCCTTCCCGATCATCTCGAAGGGCTGGAAGGCGCGCGTCGTCTCGACGCCCAACGGCAAGTCGAACAAGTTCTACGACCTCATGACCGAAACGCGGTCCATTTGGTCCCGTCACGAGGTCGACATCTACAAGGCCGTGGCTGAGGGCTGCCCGCGCGATATCGAGGAGCTGCGCTCCGGCCTCGGCGATGCCGATCTCTGGGCACAGGAGTACGAGCTGCAGTGGCGCGACGAGGCGAGCGCCTGGCTGGACTACGACCTCATCCACGCCTGCGAGACGGCCGGCTACGGCCGCCTTCGCGCCATGGAGTTCACCGGCAAGGAGCTGACCACCTGCGTCGAGACGGGCGAGTCCATCGCACCGGCCCGCGGCCCCTGCTTCGTCGGCATGGATATCGCCCGGAAAAAGGACCTCACCTGCATCTGGGAAGCCGAGCTGATCGGCGACGTCCTCTACCCGCGCGAGATGGTCGTGATGCGCCGCGCGCCCTTCGCGGCCCAGCACCAGGAGCTGAGGCGGCTTCGCGATCGGGACCGGCCGGTCCGCTACTCGATTGACCAGACGGGCATGGGCGAACCGTTCGTCGAAAGCGCCAAGGAGTATCTCGGCGACTATGCCTGCGAGGGCGTGATCTTCTCCCCGCCGCACCGCTTCGCCCTCGCCAGCAAGCTCAAGGAGTCGATGGAGGACCGTAAGTTCCGCCTGCCGGTCGGCGACCGCGCCCTGCGGGACGATCTCCACTCGATCACCAAGGCGGTGAGCGAGACCGGCTCGGTACGCTTGGTTCATGACGGCGAGAGCGACGGCCACGGCGACCGCTTCTGGGCGGCCGCTCTCTGCGTCAACGCCGCCTCCGAAGCCGGCGGGCCTATCGACTGCCACTCCACCGGTCCGCGCACCGCGCCGGCCGGGCGGATGGTCACCACCCAGACTGGCTTCGGCACCATCCGTCGCAGCGACGACACAGGAGGCTACCATGTCTAGGCGCCCGCGCCCTTACTCGAGCGTCGCCGCCATCGCCGGCGGCCGACCCTCGTCCCGCCCTCCAGCCGAGCTCACCCATCCGATCGCCACCACCCATGACGGCCGCGACATTACCCGCCCGTGGATCCACGAGCTGGAGGAGTTTCGGGACCAGCGCCTGCAGGGCGCGCTCGACTGGGGCGTCTACGACCGCATCCTTCTCGATGACCAGGTCCAGTCCTGCCTGGTCCAGCGCCGCACCGCAGTCGTCTCGCGGGAGTGGAGCGTGGCCTCCGGCGCGCCCGGCGACACGCGCGCCGACGCCGCCGCCGAAGCGCTCGAGGCGAACCTGAAGGAAGTCGGCTGGGACCTGGTCACCGACAAGATGCTCTATGCCCCCTTCTACGGGGTGACCTATGCCGAGCTGGGCTGGGGCCTCTGGCGCTGGAAGGGGGAGACGCTGTTCGGCTGGGTCGGCAGTCCGACGATGAACGCGATCCACGTCCGCCACGGCCGCCGGTTCCGGCGCGACAAGGATCGCCGGCTGCGGCTGATCACGACCTCGAACATGACCGGCGAGATCATGCCGGATCGCAAGTTCTGGGTGGTGACGGCCGGCGGCAGCGACGACGATGAGCCTTACGGCCGCGGCCTCGCCGAGTGGCTTTACTGGCCGACCCTGTTCAAGCGGAACGGCATCCGCTTCTGGAACATCTTCCTCGACAAGTTCAGCGTTCCCCCGGTGAAAGGGTCCTACCAGCGCGGCACGTCGCGCGAGGAGATCGAGAAGCTCCTCCAGTCGATGATGGCGCTCGCCAACGACAGCGGCATCGCCGTCCCGGAAGGAGTGGTGCTGGACTTCATGCAGATCGCCACCAACGGCATCGATTTCGAGAAGATGCCGCTCTACATGGACGCGGCGATCGCCAAGATCATCCTCAGCCAGACGATGACGACGACCGCGTCGGCCTCCGGCCTCGGCTCCAACCAGGCGAACGTCCAGGCGGGGGTGAAGCAGGAGCTGGTGGCCGCGGACGCCGATCTCCTCACCGACAGCTTCACCAAGGGCCCGGCCCGCTGGTTCACCGACTTCAACTTCGGCACCGACGTCGCAGCCCCGATCGTGTCGCGTGTCATCGAGGAGGAAAGCGACCTCAAGTCGACCGCCGAGACGGACGAGGTTCTCGGCCGCATGGGCTATGAGCGTACCGAGGACAGCTTCCAGTCGGTCTACGGGGACGGCTTCCAGCGCAGGAAGCCGGCCGAGGCCGCTCCGCCCGCCAAAACCGCCTCTCGCGCCCCCACGGCCCCTCCACGGGCCGCGAACGACGATCCTGGGGCCGATGGGGACGAAGGCCGCCAGGCCGCGGCCTTCGCCGAGCCCGCCGCCGCCGGCGACGTCGTCGACCAGGCCGTCGCGGCGATCATGGCCGACGAGGGCTGGCGGACCGCCATGGCGCCGATCGCCGATCCGATCCTCCGCGAGCTGGCCGCGGCGCGCAATCCCGACGACGTCGCCGCCATCCTCGCCCGCGCGGCCGAGCTGGACGACGAGGGACCGCTGGCCGAGCAGCTCGCCCGCGCCGGCTTCGCCGTGCGGATGGCGGCGGTGACGGGAGCTGGCGACTGATGCTGTCCGTCATCGATCTTTTCTCCTGCGTCGGCGGGCATGCGATCGGCCTACATGCGACTGAGAAGTTCACCACCTCCGCCTTCGTCGAAGCCGACCCTTGGCGGCGGCGGGTCCTCGAAACACGGTTCCCCGGAGTGCAGATCCATGACGACGTGCGCACCTACAAGCCCGAGCGTGCAGACCTCGTTGTGGGCGGCCCCCCCTGCCAAAAAACGAGCGTCGCGGCGGCGATCCACGGTAGGCGTAGCGGACAGTCTCTCTGGCCAGAAATGCGCAGGATCGCGGCCGAAGCCGAGTGCGATTGGGTTGTCGTGGAGCAGCCCCCGGGAAACGAGCCGTGGGAAGCCCAAGTCGCGAGCGATCTGGCGGCAGATGGCCGCCACGTGGCCAGAGTTGAATTCTCGGCTCGCGATCTTGGTGCAGCGCATCTTAGACGGCGAGTGTTCCTGCTTGCCCACGCCAGTCTGCCGAGACTGGAGGTCGCCTGGGCTGCCATCCCACAAGAGATTGACCGAGCCGCGAGGACAGCCGCTGCCGGAAACCCTTGGCTTTCGGGTGTCCCCCGAACTTTGCGAGTGGCTGATGGGGTTCCCGGAAGGATGGACGCAGCTGCCGCCGCCGCTGTTCGAGGAGAGCGTAACGACCGCTCCGAGCGGATCGAGGCACTCGGTGACAGCAACCCCCCGATCATGATGACCGTAATCGGACGCGCGATTGCGGGCGCCTCCGATGCCTGATCCTGTGGACATCAGGCACGTCATCCACCTCCCCCCGGACGACACGATGCGCGCCTTCAGCGCGCGCGACGATCTGCAGCTCACCACCCGCTGGAGTGAGATGTGGCACGACGATCACGCCCTCGCCTTCACCGTGGCGAAGATTGCCAAGCTCGACCTCCTCGACACGATCCGCAACTCGCTCGCCGACGTCATCGCCAATGGCGGCACCTTCGAGCAGTGGCAGGCGAACATCATTCCGGATCTCCAGCGCGCCGGCTGGTGGGGGCGGGTCCAGGACCGCGAGCTGACCGGGACCGACGAGGCGATCCACGTCGGCCCACGGCGGCTCCGGACCATCTTCGACACGAACCTCCGCGTCAGCCGCGCCGCCGGGCAGTGGGCCCGCATCCAGGAGTTGAAGGACGTCGCGCCGTACCTCCGCTACTCGGCCGTCATGGACAGCCGGACGCGGCCTCTCCACCGCGCCTGGCACGGCACCATCCTCCCGGTCGATCATCCCTGGTGGGACACTCACTTCCCGCCCTGCGGCTGGAATTGCCGCTGCACCGTGCTCCAGCTCTCCGAGCGCGACCTCGCCCGCCGCGGCTGGAGCGTAGCCAAGGAACCGCCGCCCGGCGGTCCGCCCTCCCGCTTCTTCCGCGCCGGCGCCGCCACGCCCGAGATCGTCCCGGCCGGCATCGATCCCGGCTTCGCCTACAATCCCGGCAAGGCCAGCCTCCGCGCCATCGCCGACAAGGCCGCCGCCTCCCTAGAGCGCACCGCAGCCTACGACCTCGCCACGGCCCGAGAGACCCTCCAGGACCTGGTGGACAGCCCCGCCTTCCTGAAGGCCCTCAGCGAGCCCGGCACGGCCTTCCCGGTGATGGTCCTCGGTGATGAGCTGGCGGGCGCGATCGGCGCGCAGGTCCGGGTCGCGGTCCTGTCGGCTGAGACCTTCGCGAAGCAGCGGGCGCACCATCCCGAGGTTTCGATCGACGATTACCGAAAGCTCCCGCACCTCGCCATGGCGGCTACGCTGGTCGTCCGCGACGGCACTCAGAACCTGATCCTGATTAAGCTTGCCGACGCCCGCTGGCTGGTCGCGGTCGTCAAGGCGACGGCCACGGGACAAGGCCTCTTCGTTACGAGCGTCCGCATCCAGCGCGATGTCGGTGTCCGCGCGCTCATGAAGAAGGGCGAGGTGCTGCTCGATGATAGGAAGGGTTGAGGTGCGGCGCGCGGTGAGGACTTCCATCCCTCACATGGCGCTCCGGATGCCCGAAGGCTCCCGTGCTACGGCCGGAAGGTTCACCGTGTCGCGCGCGCCGCGCCGGGAATATAGCCGCCAACTGTGCGGCATTCAACGCTCCGCCTCAAACAGGACGCCTTGGCTCGATGCCCTCTCGCTCCAGGGCCACCCAAACGTCGTCGAGCGCCTCTGCCACCGCCAGCTCCCCCGCGCCGCCGAGAAGGCGGATGATCGAGCCGCCACCCTCTCTCGGGAGAACCGCAGCAACCGCTTCCCGGTTCACAAGAACGTCGCCTCCCGCGGCCAGGTCGAAGGTGATGAGCTTGATCGCCATGCTGACCGCCGTAGGGCGCCGAAGCCGCTACAGGCTGGTGCCGAAGAAGTTGGACGGGTTCCCGCCTCCCATCTGGTGGAGGGCAAGACCGGCGTAGAACTTCGCAATTTCGCTCGCGTTAGCTGGCCGATCGGTGAGGCTCGACCCCGGAAAGGTGGAGAGGGCGATGAATTTTTGTACCTCCGCCTGAGTGGTGGACTCGGTAACCACCCAAGGCTGGCCGTGGTTGAGGATCGTGTAGTGCATGGTGACGCTCCATTAGTCCGCGCGGATCAGCTGCATGGAGATTTTGAGGGGAACCGGCGAACCGGGAGTGGTCGCGTCAAGTCCGGCCCTGTCAGCGCCGGGGGTCACGGCTCCCGTCACCGTCAGAGTGAACCGCTCGACGTTGCCGAAGACGCTGGGGAAGCCCGGGAAGTGCCGGAACACGTCGATCGTGCCGCTGAGGGAGCCGTTATCGTCGTTCACCTGGCCGGCGTACGCGTAGCCGGAGTCTCCCCCGGTGACCTTCCCGTCGCGGTAGGTGATGACGCCAGCGCCCATGTTTCCGGCGGCGCCGAACTGCACCGCGTAAAGCCCGTTCTTCATACCCTGTTCCTCGTTAGCATCTCTTCGTCGACGCTGAAGATGGGGATCGGGGGAGGGTGTTTCAAACTCTCTGCGCGGCCTTGTGGACACGCTCACGCGACGCCGATGACGCCGCTCGAACGGGCTCTAATCGGCTCGGCGGAAGTGGGAAATGAGAGTGGAGCACTTCAAGGCCCCACACCGCCTCTCCGCCCGCGGAAAACGGCGGTTTCCCGCGGGGATGCCGGAACCGGGAAAGGCTGCCTTCCGAAAGTGAGAAAAATTGGGTCTTGCGCCACCTCTGCAAGAGAGGTGCAGCGGCTCTTCACCGGACGCCGAACCGCGCGCAGGCCAAAAAGGGTTTTAGATGGATTGAATGATTGTCACAGGGACGGCGAGCCGCGGAAAACCGCCAGTTTCAGCCCGATAAGTCCCGCTGTATCCCACCAAATCCCGGCCCGTTCCCCTCTCCCCCCGGTTCCCACATTAATGGCCGGTCACATTCTTGCGCGCCTCGTCGGCGAGAAGCGCCTCCCACAGGCGGTTCAGGCAATCGGCCTTGGTGGTGGGGCCCGGGACCGGCCCG